CGGACAAAATTATTTAGTGATTTTCAAACGTTGCCAGAACCAAGAGTTCTGGTCATTCAACCACAGGCGGCGGCTCATGGTATTACCCTGACTGCCGCTAATACAGTTATCTGGTATTCACCAATAACATCTATTGAAACTTACCTACAGGCCAATGCAAGAATTAATCGTAAGGGTCAGAAAAATGCGATGACCGTGGTAAACATTGAAGGATCTGCGGTAGAAAGAAAGTTGTATCGGCTCCTTTCAGGTAAGTTGGAAGCACATATAAAACTCCTCGACCTATACGAAGAAATAATTGAAGAAAACGCTTGACAGTGTTTAGTGATATATTATAATCACTTTACATTGTTTAGAGGAGGAGTTATGTCAGCAATTATGAAAGAAGAATTTTCACTTGAACAAGTTGCCGCTGCTATTGTGGCAATCCGCGATGAGATTACAAAAATAAATAAAGAAGCGGATAAGAAAGTGAAAGCATTAGATCGTGAGAAAGAAGCACTTGAAAAATACTGCGACCAAAAATTAGAACAATCAGGCGTAGAATCCGCCAAGACTGCTTCAGGTACTATCATGCGCCAAGAAAGAGTTCGGTTCACCACCGAAGATTGGGAAAGGATGTACCGATTTATCGAAGATAACGACGCATTTGAATTATTGGAAAAACGAATACACCAAACCAATATGCGTAGGTTTCTGGAAGATAATCCAGAGAAAGAGCCTAAAGGATTAAATGCTTTTAGGGAAACTAAAATAGTCGTAAGACGTTCATAGGGGTAATTTATGGAAAATGAAACTTTAAGACACGTTGTTAATAACGTAGAAGCAATCTATCCGCGCATTAACAGGCCATACAGATATGACCAAAAAGCGGGAAAAACGATGCCGTGCGAAGCCCACGAAGATGGGGCAGAATTCAGGTTGCAATTCCGCATGGATCGTAAGCAAGCGGGTGCATTATATAAAACAATGCATCAAGCCTATAACGCAACCAAGGCTTCGAATTGGCCTGACAAATTTGAACCTCCATTTAAAGATGAAGGGGATGGGTATTTTACGTTCAACGCTAAAATTAAGGCGCAGTATAATAATCAGATTACACGCCCTATCGCCCACATGGATTCAAAAGCGCAAGCATTGCCGGAAGGTTTTGAATTAACTCATGGAAGCACAGTTAACATTGCTTGTGTTTTAATTCCCTACAATACACCACAGGCAGGGACAGGTGTTTCTTTGCGACTAAGTGCTGTACAAGTTTTAAAACTAGCAGAACGTCAAGGATACAATCCATTTTCTGAGATAGAAGGGGGTTTTACCCTGCAACAAAATCAGGATAACCCGTTTGTAGCAGATGAGGAAATTGCGGAAACTCCAGAAGAAGAAGACCCTTTTGCTGAACCAGAGGAAAAACCAAAAGTTAAATCCCGCAAGAAAAAAGCTCCTAAAAATCAAACTGAAGAGGAACCACAATCAGACTTAAATGATATCCTGAGTAAGTTCGCGCCTTCTGATGATGTAGATGACAATGAGTGATCACAGAGGTTATTCAAATAAGATAGCCAATGCTAATATAAATGCAGACCTTTCTAGTGCAGGGGTAAAACTAGGAAGGTTCTGCATAGCAGGGGATAAGCGTGTTTCTGCAATCGCAAAAGAATTTAACGTATCCAAACTAACTGTATATAAATGGTTTGATGGAAGTTGGATTCCGAATGAGAAACACACCGCTCAAATTCTTGCATATCTTGAGAGGGAAAGTGAAAAGGTTTAGTTATGCCAACATTTTTACAGAAGATCCTTCCAGATGAGGGATATTATTGTATCGTTGGCCTTAAAGACGGTGTAAGTCCAAAACAAAGTTTCCATAGCGTAGCAGAAGATGTTGAAACTAGGGTGGGGGATTTATTAGAAGGGGATTTTAACGTATATTTTGCGTGTGCTTCATTTCAAGAATCTGAAAAGAGGACACAAGCTAACGCTGAATATATGAAGTCATTTTGGCTTGACTTAGATTGTGGTGCAGATAAACCTTATTTAAGTCAGGCTGATGCTTTACAGGCATTGCTGTCTTTTTGCCAAACGATGAGTCTACCAACACCTACTATTGTTAATAGTGGGAGAGGTATCCATGTGTATTGGGTGTTAAAAAAACCCATACATAAAGATGAATGGAATCCTATTGCTAAACAATTAAAAGTTCTTTGTAAGGAGAAGGGGCTTGAAGCAGATCCAGCGGTTACAGCAGATGGTGCGCGAATTCTACGTGTGCCGGATACATTTAACTATAAAACAGACCCTCCTTCTAAAGTTTCAATACTGCGGGACTCTTCTGAAATTGATTTTGAAGAGATTCGAAACCTTATCGGAACCCCCCAAACCACCAAGGAACTTCTATTTGCGGAAGTTGATTCACGAAAGAAAGATAACCAACAATACTCTTTTGCTAAAATTGTACAGAAAATCGTTAGAGGAAAGGGATGCCAACAAATAGAGTATGCACTAAAGCACCAAGATAAAGTTGACTACAACTTATGGAGAGCAGTTCTTTCTATTGCCGCAAACTGTAAAGATTCTGATGTGGCAATCCATGCGGTTTCAGACAAACACCCTGATTATGACCGCCAAGAGACAGAGGAAAAAGCGGTTGATCTAATAGATAAAGCGTATCGGTGCGATACGATAGATGAAACCCACATAAATATCTGTGACGATTGCCCGCATTTTGGAAAAATAAGAAGCCCTATTGAACTAGGGTTTGAAGTAAAAGAGCAGGAAGAGGACGGTAATCAAGTATTGGATTATGCGCCCCCTAAACTACCTTATCCCTTTTTCAGAGCGCAGGAAGGCGGTATTTATAAGAAAGCCCGTGATCCTGACGATGAAGATTTACTGGTGTACCACAACGACCTTTTTCTAGTAAAAAGATTGTACGATAAAGAGAAGGGAGATATGGCACTTGCTAAATTATTCCTTCCTAAAGATGGTGTTCGTGAATTTTTAATCCCGCTATCAAGTATGACTAGCAAAGAAGAGTTAAGGAAAATTCTTTCCGCGCAAGGTGTTGTAATGATGCCCAAACAGTTAGATAACATGATGGTTTATCTAATCGAATGTACAAAAAACCAACAGTCTCAGGACGAGGCGGAAATTATGCGAACCCAATTTGGTTGGGTGGATAACGACAGTAAATTTATTCTTGGGGACAAGGAGATTAATTGTTCTGCTGTTCGCTACTCTCCTCCTTCTCCAAAAACAGAATCTATCTGTAAGTGGCTTCTATCTAAAGGGGATATGGAAGAATGGAAGAATGTTATTCGAGTTTACAACAAGCCTAACTTTGAACCCCATGCTTTTGGGTTTTTTACCGCATTTGGTGCGCCACTAATAAAACATCTTGGATTCAACGGTGCATTAATTAACTTGATTAACTCATCTTCAGGCACAGGGAAATCCACGGTATTGAAGATGTGTAATAGTGTGTATGGACATCCTGACAAGCTACTGGCACAAGAGACAGATACTTTTGCACATAAGATGCATCGTTTAGGTGTGATGAACAATCTACCATATACAGTAGATGAAATAACTAATATGCACCCGGAATCTGTTTCAACTCTCCTATATAACGTGTCACAAGGTTCTGGGCCGGGGCGTATGCAGTCCCAAAATAATATGGAGCGTAAGAATGACACAAATTGGAGTTTGATTGCGCTTGCAAGTTCTAACGCTTCTATGGCAGAAAAGTTGTCCTTGATTAAACAATTTGCTGACGGTGAGATCATGCGGTTATTGGAATACCGTGTTGACCGTACCGATAACATCAGTAAGTCAGACGCATATAAACTGTTTGAGGGATCTTTGTTAAACAACTATGGGTTGGCAGGGCCAATTTATATTGAGTATTTGGTTAAAAATTTAACTAAAGCGGTTGATTTAGCAAGGGGTATACAAGAACATCTGGATGCTAAAGCTAATTTAAACTCCCGTGAACGGTTTTGGTCTGCGGTAATTTCCTGCAATATAGCAGGGGCGCAAATTGCAAACTATTTACAATTAATAGATTTAGATATACCTAGAGTATTGAACTGGGCAAGTAATGAACTTGTGGATACATTAAGAGAGCAGATCATAGAACCTGAGATAGATTTTGTTGGGGTGTTAGGCGGATTCTTAAACGCAAATCGTGGACATATTCTAGTGGTTAATGGCGCACAAGATGCCAGAAACTCTATTACACCACTTCCTGTTGTAGAACCACGATATGAATTAACCACTCGACTAGAGCCAGATACAGAAACTTTATACATCTTTAGTAAAGCGATCAGAAATTATTGCGCTAGAGAGCAAATTATTTTTAAAGATTTAGTGCGGGACTTAAAAGATAGAGGAGTTCATAAGGGTACGGTGCGAAAGCGATTAGCAAAAGGTACGTCAATTAATAGCCCACCTGTGGAGGCACATATATTTAAGCTCGATGGTACAGATTTGATTGATACGGAATTTATGCAGACTTTGGGGCAAGAAATTGATGATCCAGATCCACGGGATAACCTTTGATATCGAATGGGATAAATTTAAACCCAGTAGTAGTTTCTTTATCCCTTGTCTTAATACTAAAGAAGCAAAAAGAGTTTTAAAAATAGCCTGTAAACATAAAAAGTTTAAAGTC